CGAAGCACGGGTATGAAAAGGCCAGGCGCATCGGCATGACCGCTATGGTGGGCGGCAAGGACAAGACCAAGATCCGCAACGCCACGCCGATCCCTTTCCGAGATCTGCTGATTGAAATTGCCAATGGAGCCGCTATACAGCGGGAGGGGGAGAAATGAGACTTATTGAACTAGATGCAAGTTTCCGCCGCTACTCTGCCACCGGGCTTGGTAAGGCCGAAGGCTTCGCCGACGCGCAAGGAGTGCTGTTTGAATGCCCGATGCCGGACCACTCGCACATGATTCTTTTGTGGTTCGCTGATCGTGGCGTGCCAGCAGAAGCCGAGCCAGTAGCTCGCTGGCAAGCAAGCGGCACTGGCCTAGACGACTTGACGCTTCACCCATCTGTAAATGCGCAGGTCCGCGATCCAACATGCTGGCATGGATGGGTCACGAACGGGGAAATCAAATGAAGGAACCAAAAGCCGAGTAGACTGTCCTAGTCTGTGAGCGTATGCTGTTTCCGGGTTATGCGAGGCTCACAAGTCGGAATGAACCCGGGGGGCTGGCACCCCCAAGCCGCTTTGGGACGAGCGGATACCACTGCCTTCACGAGCCGCAATCGTTAACTGTGGTGGCGCCCGGAGAAAATTAGTGCCGGCGTTCGCGGGAACGTAACCCGCTCATCTTCACTCGAAAGGGCATCATGGCATCAGTGAACAAGGTAATTATCCTGGGCAACCTCGGGCGCGACCCCGAGACCCGGTTCCTCCCCGACGGGAACGCGATTGCCGAAATCTCGATCGCGACCTCTACCTCCTGGAAGGACAAGAACAGCGGCGAGAAGCGCGAGGAAACGGAGTGGCACACGGTCACGTTCTTCGGTCGCCTGGCAGAAGTCGTTGGCGAGTACCTGCACAAGGGGTCCTCGGTCTACGTCGAGGGCCGGATCAAGACCGAGAAGTGGCAGGACAAGGAGACCGGCACCGATCGCTACCGCACCAAAATCATTGCCGATTCCATGCAGATGCTCGGAGGAAAGAATGAGTCAGATGCCGCACCGCGCCAACCGGCTTCGCAAAAAGAAAGAGACAACCCACGAACGGCTGCGCCGAGTCAATCGCGAGCACCAGCGAAAGCTGCGCCGGCTAAGGGCCAAGGGGTAGCCGACCTCGACGACGATATTGCATTTTAGATATTCCGTTCTAACATGGCGATCTTTAAAGGCGTGGCGACGGGCAAGGATTCCCCCCGCAAAGTGGGGCGCAAGTCCCGCAAAGCCGACAAATCGAAGCGAGTCAAGCTCAACGTCCGGCGCAAGGCGCCGCCGAAGACTAGGGGCAGATGATGGACTACCTCATCGGCGGGTTCGCGCTCGCAACACTCATAATCGGCGCCTGGGCCGTCTTCTGGCCCGTGGACACGAAACACGACTGCCGGACTCCGGACGAGCTCCGGCCCGGGACACCAAGGAAACGCACATGATCTTTAAGCAGTACTTCCGCGTCACCGGGATGCAGTTGCAAGAGGGGGGTTCGCAAACGGTCCAACTTCAGGCCGACCGCGGCATCATGCGCCCGCTCATAGGTCATGCCCACCGGCTCAAGGACTCCGACCCTATGGGGACTCTCCTGCTCGACGTGGAGTCGGTCGGCGCCAAGCAGGACCTCAAGCTGGGCGAGATTTTCATGGTTACGCTCCAGCACGCACCAGGCATCCCTCAAGAGGACTACATCGCGGAGCAGGAGGCCGAGCAGCGACGTGCGCGCCTAGCCGACGAGGCGATCGGCAAGACGCTCGACAACTCTAACGGCGTGGGGCACGACTGATGGAATGGATAGCGTACTTCCTGTTCTCGGTCGAGGTAGTCGGCGCCTGCATCCTCGCCATTATTCTCGGGGCTATCTGTATAGTCGTCATTGCTGATCGCAAAGCGGAGCGTGCCGTGAAGCGCGCCACGGCTGCGCTCTACCGCGACTATAACGCTCCGCCCGGCCCATCGACATCCCACGTGGTAGTCCGTAAGCCGACCCCTTATGCGGGAGACATTGTGGCTTCCCTGAAGGCCGCAGACTTCCCGCCGTTACCCGATAAAACTGAATTTCGTCGGGTAGAGTTGCAAAACCAAGACTGTGCGGCTGATATTCGGATACTCAACCGTTTCTTCGGAGGAAACATGCACGATCAGGAATCACCTATGCCGAATACGGTATATGGCTCGAACGAGGCGATCAAGGCCGCGGCCGATGCCATGTCCAGCGGTAACGCGCTCCGAGAGGGCGAGGGCGTCAAGGACCCCGCCACCGTCGAAGGCACCCCCGAGCACCAGATGGCGCTAGAAGCTGCCGCCATGTCGGCCATGTACGAGCGCGAGAATGCTCGCGCCGGCCTGTATCCGGCCGCGGACGGGAAGGCGCCTACAGTCGTGTTCTCTCACTTCGTCTACGGCAAGCGTCGCGGGGCGCTGACCGTGACCGCGGTCGCGCTGACGCGCATGGCCCGCGGCACGCCGGACTCGAGCATGACCGGCGACTCGCTGATGGACGGCGAGGACAACGAGCCCAAGATGAGCGAGTATTCGCGTCCAGGCGGCTCGGTTCAACACTTGTCGTCCACGGAACTGAGCCAGGTCTCTCCCGGCGGCACGCACTTCCCGGGCGCGACGCGCGTTAGACTTCCGAAGGAGGAGACCAAGGAATGAGCGATGACAACGGAGAGAGCGATGCTGCTGGCGTTCCTGCTGACCGCGTGTATCGCGCCGGTGATCCTGTTCTCGACGCTGGGCAGGCGGTCTCGCTACTCTCGCTCCAATTCGCGTACAAGGCGTGCGCACAGAACGGAGCTTTGGCCGCGATCGTAGCCGGCGCCGATTGGTCGGATGCAGAGAACTGCGTTCGCGACTTTGGAGACCTGATCCACGACGTTGCGCCGGTGCCTACTCCGCGGTCGTTCCAAACGTCCTCTCTGGTGCAGGAGCCTCAAAGTGCGCTCGATCTTGCGAAGCGCTACGCTATGATTGCCGCCGCGGAGCGGGCGATTGGTAATGCTGACCTGGACGATGGCTGCTGATGGAACGCGACAAGTGGCGCTGCGAAGAATGCGGTTGGGTCGGGCACAGATCGGAAGTGCTGGAGGCTCCCAACCCATTCGATCCAACGGGGTGCGTGTGGGGCTGTCCTAACTGCCTCGATGTCAACACCCTCAATGTCGCCTGCGAGCATCCAGGATGCGAACGCGAAGCATCCTGCGGAGCGCCCGGCCCCGAAGCCTACGACTGGACTTGCTATGAGCATACAAACCCTATCGTTCTCCGGGCTCGGGATGCCGGCGAAGTACGACCCGCGGCCGGTCCAAAAGAGGGATGACTGCAACCATCGGCTTGACGGCTCGAGCCCGCTAGTCACGGGTGACACTATCGTTTACACTTGCCTCAACTGCAAGGCGTACCAGACATTCCGCGAATGGAAGGAACCTGCGAAGTGGCCCGAAAAAGCGCGCTGATTTTCCTCCTGGCTTTTATCACGACCCTGCTCGGTCTCTGCGCCTTCTGCCCGGCGGCGCAAGCGGACGAACCGCAAGATGTCATTCAGGCTTGGCAGGACGATCATCCTGGTAACGAATGGCAACTCGTCATTCAGCGCGGGAACTACGGATGCGATAAGGGTGAGCACGCCGTCATCGGTATAGCGAAAGGTCAGTTGGAGCACGGGTGCGCCACTCCGGTCGGATTCGATGGCTGGCTCATCGTGTGGGCGGATGGTGGCAGGTTCTTGATACCGCCATCCGAACTGCGACCGTGGCACCCGATGACTGGTAGCCTTGAGAACCAGAAGGACCTGAAGCTGTGATCCTGAAGGACTCGCGCTGCGATCACAAGGGAGTGGTCCGGCAGACCTGGCTGCTCGAGACCTTCGGTGATGTGGAGTTCGTCGTGTCCCATTATCCGGCCTGTGCTGGAATATTCATCCCAGGCGATACGTTCATTACCGCGCACACGGAGTACTCGCGCTTTCACCTATGAGCGACTTTCAATGCAACCGATGCGGCATGGAGTTCGAGTTCCCGATTGATTTCGTGGAGCACAAGCGCGCCGACGATTGCACCGTCCAACCTTTACCGCTGGAACGCGAACATGAGAAAAAAACCGAACAAGCCCCAGCCCCAAAAAGCAAGCCCCGAATCCGCCCGAAAGGCGCACGCCGAAATGTTCGTGGCGTTCGAGTCCGCGATCCGGTCCCTGGTGGCTCAACACAAAGCTGACCGCGCCGAGTTCGTCGCGGCGATCGAGTCTGCGCGCCAGCGCAAGGTCGTCCTGTGCGATGGCGATCCGCAGAGGGAAAACCGTGTTACGCTCATCCCGTCTGAGGGAGGGGCCAATGGATCAATTCGACGTGACGCTGCGGGTGAGCAAGCCGACATCCTTGGTCCGGGTGACAGTCCGGCAGGAGGCGCAGAGCCCTTGCGTAGCTGAAGTCCTGGCGCGCGCAAAGGCGCGCAAAGCAATCCCCGGCCTGGAGCTTGTCGAAACCGAGTCGATCATTTTACTGTAAGATCCGCCTGACGGCCCTCGGCTTGCCCGATCCGTAAGCGAATCCCGACATTTTGTCGGGACTTTTGCATACGGAGAGCGAGTGTCCGATCCTTTCAATCCTGGTGGCGTGACCATCCTTCGCGAAGCCCCCGTTGGCTCCGCGGCCTGGCAGCACCAGCAACTCCTGCAAGCCCACCAGAGCCTCGAGGCCCGCGCGATGCGCATGGGCCTGAAGACGCGCGCGATAGTAACGTCCCGCGTTATGGCCGGCGATCCATCCTTCAACGTGATCCGCGCAACCTTCGGCAATGGCAAGAAGGGTTCGTTCGAGGAAGTCGAGTTCGCCGGCTACGACGGCCCGACAACGGCGCAGATCGACGCAGCGCCGCAAGTCGGCCAGCAGATTGGAATGCACGACCCGCGCTCCAAGCGCGACTTCGGCAAGCCGCAGGGCGTCTCCGCACACACACCGGAGCGCATGACGGCCGAGGAATTTGCGGCTCGAAAGGCGAGCGAGGCTTACAAACAGGCGCTCGAAGACTGGAACAAGGGGAAGCTATGACACCACAAGAACTATCCGGCCTGTATGCGGCGCTGGGCGCCGCCCAACTGAACCACGAGAAGGTCGAGGCCGCGTACCCGGCCGCGCAGAAGGCTCTGGACGATGCGCAAGCGGCTCTAGCAGCCGCGACCGCCGCGCGCCAGCCGGCCTATGAGGCTGTCCAGGCCGCGACTGCCGCCGTGACTGCCGCCCACACCACGCTGCTCGCGGATGCGCGCGCGTTCCATACCGCGCACAACGCGGCCCTCGTCGCCTCCGGCGCCGAGAAGATTGGCGTTACCGGCGCACCGGGGATGTAAGTAGGAACTCACACCGAGGATTGACATGGACTACAGCAAGAAAACCGAAGGCGGCACTCGGGTCCTGGACCCGATCGTTGCCCGCACCCTGGCTACCGGGATTGGGCAGTCGGTCGCCGCCGCTCGCGGGGAAGGCTCGGCTCGCGCCGATCGCGTCGCCGCAGGCATCCGGCCGGGGCAGATCGTCTCCGACGAAGCCTTGGCCGACATCAAGGGTCGCCAGATGGCTACTGACTGCGGCATGGCCGACCTGAGCATGACGCCAGAGGAAATCACGAAGGTGAAGTGGCCGATGGAATCGACCGTGAAACAGAGTAAGGGTGCGCCAGTTGGTGCGCGTCCGCATTCTGGCGCCAGCGGCAAGTCCGCGCCCGTGAACGGCGACACGCATCGCAGAGGCCAGGGTCTAGCCGTGCGCGCGATCAAGTACGGCGCTCGGTAATGTCCGCTGTCCTGGCCTCTCGGCCCGACGGCAACGAGGCCATCAACAACCTGCTTCGGCAGTCGGCTCGGTTCGAGCGCGACCCGCTGGGCTTCGCGACCTGGGCATTCCCGTGGGGCGAGCCCGGCACGATCCTCGAGCGGTACGACGGCCCGGACAACTGGCAGGAGGATCTGTTCGGGGAAATCGGGCACAAGCTCAGTGCGTCCCCGGACGGGGCGGTTATCCAGATCGCCGTTCGTTCCGGCCACGGGATCGGCAAGAGCGCCGGCTGCGGGATGCTCGTCAACTGGGCCAACTCGACGAAGGCTCGTACCCGGGGCGTCGTCACGGCCATGACCGAGCCCCAGCTTCGGACGAAGACCTGGGCGGAAATGTCCAAGTGGCACAACCTGAGCCTTACGGCTCCCTTATTTGAGCTATATGGCCGGTCGGTCCAGGCTCGCGGAGTGGACAGTCATGGAAAACCCGTATCTGACGCATGGCGGATCGACGCCGTTACGTGGAACGCTTCTAACCCTAGCGCGTTTGCGGGACTGCACAACCTCGGCCGGCGAATCCTTGTCATCTATGACGAAGCGTCCGAAATCGACGACGAAATCTGGAACGTCACCCGCGGAGCCCTTACCGACGAGCACACGCAAATCATCTGGCTAGTCTTCGGCCAGCCGACGAAAACCAGCGGCCAGTTCTACAAAGCCTTCCAGGGCAACGAGTGGAGCACGAAGACGATCGACTCGCGCTCGAGCCGGTTCGTCAACAAGGCGCTGCTCGAGAAGTACATAGCCGAGTACGGCGAGGATTCCGACTTCGTGCGGGTCCGCATCAAGGGACTGCCGCCCCGGGCCGGCATCAGCAACTTTATTTCGGTCGATGAGGTCAAGGCGGCGCGCAAGCGCGAGGTCATGCGCAGCATGTGGATTGCGCTGCCCAAACGCATGTCCTGTGACCCAGCGAGGTTTGGAGATGACTCTAGCGTGGTCACAGTACGCCAAGGTCCGAAAGTCATTGGGCAGTGGAAGTACTCGGGGCTGGACGGCCCGGACCTGGCGTCCCGCATCGTTACGGACATCTGGCCGTCGCACCCTGACATTACAGGCTGCGCGGTTGATGCTATTGGGATTGGGGCATCGGTTTGCGACGCGCTCCGCCGGGTCCCCGGCTTCCCGCTATTCGAGGTCAACGTCTCGCTCCCAGCCGACTCCGACGACGAGTACTGCAACCTGCGCGCCGCTCTGTGGGGCCGGATGCGCAAGTGGTTGCCGAACGCCGAGCTTCCCGATGACCAGGAGCTTGAGGACCATCTGACCGGCTTGCAGTACGGATTCGACGGAAAGTCCCGCATCCAACTCGAGAGCAAGGCGGACCTGAAGCGCCGCGGCTTGCCGAGCCCGGACTGCGGAGACTCGCTCGCGCTCACGTTCTACGAAGACACGATTGTTCGCGGCAAGGCAACAAAGGCGGTTGCGCTCCCTACCAGGACGCGGCCGAAGTTGGTGTGGACAAAGAGGACATGATTTCGCGTGTAAACTCCACGGTGGAGTCAGCGCTTACTAACAACGAAAGGATGGCGAAATGGATCTACTTGGCGTGGTTTTGTCGGCAGCGGGAGTGGTGGTCTTGGTGGTCGCGGCTGTGGTTTGGGCTGTGAAGCACGAGAAGACGGTCGCAGCGGACGAGGCGAAGGCGAGTGCGGTGGTCGCGACGGCGAAGGCCGACGTTGCCACGGCGAAGGCCGACGTGGCCGCGGTTCAATCTGTCGTCACGAAGCTGTAATGTCCTACGAGGACGTAGGGGACCCGCCCGACGGCGCGGGTCTAGCGGAATGGTCGATGGACGCCATTGCCGCCCTTTGCGTCATTAACGGCGGGTCCATCCGCATAGCAATCCCCGAGGCCGTCTCCGAGGGCCTTGGCTTTTTCCTGATGGCTGACGCCGAGCCTGGCGTCATCCAGTTCCGCCTGCGGGGCGGCGGCGAGAGGGTACACTGACATGGGCGCGGGATTTACCGGGAGCGGCGAGCAAAGCGCGGGGCTACAGATTGCCCCCTTCGTCACGTTTCGCCCAAACGGCAATCCGTCCGAGGACCCGGAAACGACGCCGGCCCAGCAGAACTTCAACCCGACCGTCGAGAACGAGAACGTCCTTGCCGGCCACGTCCGGCTATGCTGGCAGCGCAACAAGCTTTTCAAGGAGCGGATTCAGCTAGAGCTTCTTGATTGCCTCCGGGCCAAGTCCAACGTCTACTCGAACGCCGAGCTTGCGACGATGGAAATGAATGGCGGCGCGAACTTCGTGTGGATTCCGCTGACCGAGACCAAGACGCGCGCCTGCTCCGCGTGGATGCGCGAGGTCCTGCTGCCGGTATCCGACCGCGCGTGGCAGTTGACCGCCGGTGCGCTCCCGCAAATGCCGATCGCGTTCCAGCAGGCGCTCATCGAAAACTCTGCCGAGAAGGCCAAGAAGGCCATGCACGGCATGGCGCAATCCAGCGGCGGCATCATGTCGCACGCCGAGTTCCGGGAAATGGCCTGGGAGATTCACAACGAAATGCGCGACGAAGTGCTGAAGCGGGCCAAGAAACTGGCAGACGCGACGGCCATGCGCATGGAAAACAAGATCGAGGAAATCCTTCAGGACGGTGGCTATTATCAGGCAATGGATGAAATCGTCGAGGATTTCTCCGTCTACAAGGCGGCGATCCTCTGCGGCCCGATCCACGAGCGCAAGAAGTCGATCGAGTGGTTGCCGGGCTGGAAGATGGGCGTCAAGAACGACGTCCACCAGACGTTCATGCGGATCGACCCGTTCGACGCCTTCCCCGCTCCGTATGCGCAAAGCTGCCAGAAGGGCGACTTTATCGTTCGCCGCCGGTTCCGGCGCGACGAGCTATTCAACATGATCGGCGTGCCCGGCTATCGCGAGGACATGATTCGCGAATGCCTGCGCGCCTACTCGAACGGCCACCTTGAAACGTGGCTGTGGACCGAAGCAGAGCGGCAGCGTCTCACGAACGAGACTATGTATACGTTCTTGTCGCCGTGGGGCATCATCGACGCCCTCTGGTATTGGGGTTCCGTGCCCGGTTGGAAGCTGATGTCCTGGGGCTTAGAGGGTGCGGATGACCTTGATCCGGTTCGTGACTACGAAGTGGAGTCCATGGTTATCGGATCCTACGTCATCATGTGCCGAATCAATCCCGATCCGATGGGGCGCCGGCCGTTTCACAAGGCTTGCTACTCCGCGAAGCCCGGCGCGTTTTGGGGCCTTTCGGTCCCCGAGTTGGCAAAGACTTCACAGAAAATGTGCAACGCTGCCGCCTCTGCTCTCGCCGACAACATGGGCATGGCCTCCGGGCCGATGGTCTGGATTCACAACGACCGCCTCGCCGACGGCGAGAACACGGTGGACATCTACCCGTGGCGCATATGGCAGATGAAATCGGACCCGAGCCAAGGGGTAAACCCTGGCATCGGCTTCTTCCAGGCTAACGACAATTCCGAGAAACTTCAGGCGATCATCGATAAGTACGACCAACGGTCAGACGATGACACCGGCATCCCGCGGTACACCTACGGGAACGACCAGCAGATCGGCGGCGCTGCGGACACCTACGCCGGCCTCTCGATGCTGATGAACAACGCAGCCAAGGGTCTGCGTCGCGCAATCACGAACGTCGATCTGAACATGATCCAGCCGTGCTTGCAGATGGTCTTCGAGAACGAAATGCTGTACGGCACCGATCAGTCCCTCAAGGGCGACGCGCATATCGTCGCCAAGGGCGCGGCGGCGATCCTCGTGAAGGAGTCGCAGCGCCAAGGTCGCCTGCAAGCTCTGCAACTGGTTGGCACGAACCCGATGGCAATGAACATCATCGGCATGGTCGGCTACGGAGAAATGCTCAAGAACGCGCTCCGGTCGATCGACGGCGCCGATGACGGGGTGGTGCCGGACGAGAACACCCTTCAGAAAATGCAGGATCAGCAGTCGCAGCAGGCCGCGCAAGCGCAGCAGATGCAGCAGTCGATGGCGACGCAGCAACTTAGCCAGCAAGCCGCTCTGGCACAACAAGCAAACGAAACGAAGCAGAACATCGCGCAGAACAACAACGACACGAAGAAGGCGATTGTGGGGGCCGAGATTGGCGCCAAACACGCCGAGGCGCACGCGACGCGGCAACACGCCATCGCGACCGCGCAGCCGCAACCCGCAGTAAATCAGGGCAGTGTGGGAAATACAAACCCCACGCCCAGGACGCCCCCCACGCGCTAGTTGGGATTAATCGGTCGTATGGCGTCCGGGTTCGCCTACTGACCGCTCTTTTGGTGCCCGTGCTAATGATTCCTATTCCATGAAAGGGGAAGGGTCATGGCTCTCAATCCGCTCGAAGGTCCCTATGGGCCGATGACCTGGAACCAGATCGTCGCTCTTGGCGTGACAATGACGGCAGCGCACGCTGGAACGCGCTGCTACTGCTCCGATTTCTCAAATGCCGAGTTCGTGTGGGACGGCGCCTTTTGGGGCTCCCCATCTCCTGGCAAGATGACCTTTGCGCAGATGCAGGGGCTTGGGAATGTCTCGGACGGAACGCGCGTCGCGATCTATGAGTTCCATTGGGCGACCTTCACGTATAGCGAAGGACGCTGGGTATCGACATTCCCGCTTCCGCTTTTCAGCGCGAGCGTGCCGTTCGTCTACCCGTCCAGCGGGTCGTTCGCAAACAATGGCGCGCTCACGCTGAATACCGCGCTGCCGCAAGCCTACCCGTACTGCTTCATGTACTTCCCGGCCGGCACGATCTTCTCGGGCTCCGCGGCGGGATGGTATCTGGCGCAAGGCTCTACTACTTCAACTTTCACGGTCTA